CCTGTAAATTTTAGACAAGGCGGCGCGGTTCAAAAGTTTGCTGATACAAACGCAAACCGTGTCGCCGGTGATTTGTCTGGAATTTTGGAAAGCGATTTAGGTAAATCTTTTCAAGAACGCCGAGATCTTTACAGCGCGTTGATCCCGCCTGTTTATGGACCGGAGGAGTTAGCTGAAGAAAAAAGGTTAACAGAAGGTCAAATGTTTTTTGATCTCGCCAGAGCCGGATTAGCACTTACACAACCGGGTAAACGCTCGGAAAGCTTGGCGCAGTCGTTAGCAAGAGCCGCTCAAGACAGTAAAGTATTTGAAAATATTGGTGCAAGAACCCAAAGATTAAAAGATTTAGAACTTAAGGGTAAATTAGAAGATCGTAAGGTCGATATTGCAGCTTTGTCGGCAGCAGAGGCGGAAGAAACCGCTAGATTGAAAGCAAAGAGAGATTTGTCAATCAAAGGCTTAGAATATGAACCGGGTTTAGTAACAATGTTGTTAGATGGCGTGCCCGTTCCAGAGTTCACTGACACAAAAATGTTCAAACGAGAAATGCGTGCGTATTCGATGGATCCGAGGTATAAAGGGCGCATCACATACCGGAAAACAGGAACGGACGTTGGATCTACCGCAAAATATACTAATTTTTATCGTCTAACAGGGGGACCGGTCCAAGACGAAAAATATGGCGAAATGCGGCCTGACATAACCATTGACGTATCCACTCCAGCGGGTCGAGCGCAAGCGGATGTTTTAGTTGAACAATACGGGTATCTGCAAGGAAAAAGACCGACTGATGGCTCTTCAAAAGCAGATATTCAAACTTTCATACCTGTAGAATCGCACACACCCTTCCAAATTGGCGAAAGGAAGTTCGATGGACGGCCCGTCGCTCTTGACTTAAATGATCCAGCCGAAAGAGAGATAGCGCGAATATTAAGAGAAGACCATCGGTACCTACTCTCTGGCGATCCAAGTTTCTCTGAGTTTTCGGAAAGGGTGAGCAAGGATTACGACCAAATTTTCTTAGGGTCTAACGCAAAAGAGAAACGAGATAACTTGTTATTTGATAGCGAATTAATTGCCGCTTACGCTAACGGTACCTTAGACGAGATACAAAAATATAAAGGCACCTCAATTACAGGGCGGCAAGTAGCGGGACGGATCTTGAGTGCCGCCCAAAATGCATATCGCAAAAAGCCTGTCAAAAACGAGGAAACGGGCATTGTCGAAATGAAGTCAGAGTTGCCGGTCCCGGACAGTTTCCTCGCGGCGGTGGAAAATAGAAAAAAATTAGGTTTGGAGGTTCCTCAATTAGACCCCAATCAAAACGTTATCAGACCTCGATATGACGTAGATCCTAATTTATATCTAGACAAGCAAACTAGGTATGCAGGAGACTTGGATTTGACTCAGTCTTATGCCTTCAACAGCGGGTTTAATCGACTCATCAACAATCTTGGAGGTCAAATAGAAAGTGTTCTGGGAGGTTTTGGTGTTGGAGGAGAACCTTTTGTTGATACGATTTATGCAGATGCAAAAATAAAACTTACTGAAAAAGCAATTTTCAGTTTGCTCCGTGCTGACAACACGGGCAAAATTTTCAAAGCGGATGTAGACAAAATAAAAGAGACTGTTCAAGATTTCCAACCAGGATTGGGTAACACACCAAGAAAAGCTTTAGCTGCGGTAGAAGAAGTCCAAAAAAGTTTGCTTAGAGGATTAGGCAAATACTACGACATTTTAAACAACCCAGAGAAATATCCTGACGGCGCAACAAGACAAGCCGCAAGAGAACAAAGTCCTTTGTTGGAAGATGTAATTGGTGAATTAGAAGCCATCAAAATTTTATTCAGGAAAAATTTAGATATCCCGTCAGGCACCGTTCAGACTAGTGGCGGGACACCTACGGGCGGATCATCCGGCCCACCCGGACTCGGGAGTAGAAGAGGGCCAACCAAAACAATTGGAACAGGCCCGCCATGAGTTTACAAATTAACCCCATAGATATCAGTCAAGAGGAAGTAAATTCTTATGTCGATAATTTTGGCAATGCTGCTGAAACTGCTTTAGCCAAAGAGGTTGTGTCGGTGTTTGAGCAAGACTTTGCCAAACAAATAGAAAACGATCCCAATTATTTTAATTACGATGCTCTAAGAAGTGGTACGGCAGGTATTTTTGATGATTTGGGGCAAACTGATGTAAAAAAATTAGAAAGAGCTTTGTCTGACGAAGACATTTTGACCCAGTTTACGACAGCAGAAACACCCAATTTTTTGCGAACGTTGTTTAGTGAGGCGGTAAAAGCAGCCGGTTCCACCACCGTCGGCATAAAAGCCGCAGGACAGGTAGGTAGTCGGATTATTCCCCCTGCTGTTGCAACTGGTAACCCCTTGTTAATTGGTGGGTCTTTATTAACGACAGGCGCGGCTTACGCGGTGCCTTCAGTTTTAACTTACACCGGTCTCGACTTTTTGGAAAAAAAGGCTTACGGTGAAGTCCCTGCTGTTCCCCCGTCTTTTGGACCATCTGTAGCTGCTGTCGAAACTCTTGGGTCAATGGCGGGCGGTATTTTTACACCTTGGCTTCTTCCCTCAAAATTGGATTTGGGCTCCATTGCATTCATAAATAATTTAGCAGAGGGTCAAAAAACCCCTGCGATGGTAAATTTAATTAAATCAATAGAAAAAATAATTCCAGAGATGGGTAATGCTGCCAGAAGGATGCCAAAGACGACACTTACCGCAGAAGGTCTGGCGGCAGGGACGACTTCGATCGCGGCGGCAGGAGCAGAAAGCATTGATCCGGGAGGGACCGCCACTCGTCTAGGTTTCGAAGTTTTAGCAGGGAATATTCTCCCTATCACCTTGCTTAGAGGAGTCCCAGACATTGCAAAAGACGCCGCAGAAGCAGGATCGGCACGTTTCGGTTTCGATGCAAAACAAAAAAAAGTTTTTGAAAGAATCAATGAGATTTACGGTAAATATGCAACGGACCAAGATTATGAAAATTTAATTAAAAATTTGACTGATCCTGGAATGCGTCAAGAATTACAAGACGCTTTCCCAGGCGTAGATTTTACAGCAGGTCAAATAAGTGACAGCCCGATATTCCAAACAATTGAGGCGGCGAGAGCAAACAGAAACGAAGATTTAGATTCTTTGAGAGAGCGTAATTATAGGGCCGCTAAAGATTTTACGCTCGATTTGATACAGGCTCTTCAATCCAAAGGTGATCAAACCAGTGTAAATTATGCCGCGAAACTACGATCTAGTTATTTTGATGATTTATTATCTTCTCGTTTGCAAAAAAATTTAGACAGATTGGCTAACGCCAACAGCCGTTTAAAATTTGCCAAATCAGATTTAGGCGGAGAGCAAGCTCTAGATAGCGTAAGTGAGTTAGGTCAATCTATGTCGAGGCTGATAAAAGATAGTTTACAACTTGCTAGGAAAGAAGAAACCAGTTTATGGAACATGGTCCCGGATGTGCCTTTATTCACACCTGGTAGAGAAGTTTTGGATATTGATACGGGAACTTATATGGTTCCTGATGAAGAAATTCCTGGATACATTGCAAAGTGGACTGAGGGATTGGGCTTTGCCAACCAGGCAGAGGATAGGAAATTTAAAAATACGTTTGATTTGATAGACAAAATTATAAGAGAGCACCGTCTCAATCTAGGTTTAATCAAAAATAAAACAGCACCTTTCAACCGTGATGATAGTGATTTGAAAGCAGTGACTCTCAAAGAGCTGGTGTCTTTACGAAGTGCGGTGCTCCAAGCCATGCGAAAAGAATCTGCGGGCGACGCTCCTGATAATGCATACGTGCAAAAATTATCTAGTTTTTCGCAGGATTTATTAGATGACATAGAAGAACAAGGCAAATTAATTGATCAAGAGGAAGCAATTGATGCTTTTGCTACCGCTAGAGATTTCTCGAAATCTTTAAACGATGTTTTTTATCGGTCTGTTGTGGGAAAAAGTTTCAGAAAACGAGCCACTGGAGAAGAATTTGCGGCCCCTGAGACTTTAATGAAACAACTTGGTATAGGCGGGAGGGCCGATCTTTCTGTCGCCAGAATGCGTCAACTGAAAAACTTTGGCGAATTTATGGCAAAGCTAGATCCAATCGACGGCGATCCAAGCACAACAGGTTTCGATCCAAGTCAAGTATCAACGAGTGTGGATGGTTTACTGGAGCAATATTTAAGAACTGTAAAAAAATTAGTCGGCAAAACTACTTTTGATCCAAAAACTGGAAAAGAAATTACTCGAGTAGACCCAACCGCTTTAAGCACTTTTCGTCAAGACAACAAAGAAATATTAGAAGAATTTTTTCCTCAGTTAAATATTGATTTGGCAAATGCGGCAAGAGCGGAAAGATTATTTCAAATATTTAACCAGAGGTCTAAAGCTACTCAGAAAAAAAGAGATTCATTGAATAAAATAACAGAATTAGCCAATTTAGAAATTTCTCCGCAAGCTTATATAAGTCAAGCATTCAATGCAGATAATGCGGCGGTGCAATTGAAAGAACTTTTTAATTTAGGCGTCAGGTCCGGGAGACCGCAGCGGACAGCACAACGTATAGCTGAAAAAATTGGAGAAGGTGATACAAGCGTTGAGCAAGTGGGTTTTGGTTTAAGGAATGCGATACTGGAATTTGCTTTACAAAAATCTGGAGGTGAGGGAGTCTTCAGTCCTTCAACTTTCAGACAAATTCTTTTTGACAAAATGCCAAACAGTAACGTTTCTTTGATGGATGTTGCCACACAAGGACAATTCGCTGGTCGAATTTTCAAACCAGAAGAGGCTAGTAGACTTAAATTTATGGCGGAGACTCTTGCTAAAGTTGAAAAAGCAGATAAGGCTGGGACTTTAGTTGATGATACCGTCCTCGAACAATTTGGTGCATTCAGAGATTTGTATACTAGATTTCTTGGTGCTATCGGTGGTAGTCAAGCCTATCAAGTTTTGCCAGGCACCGGTAGCGCGGCCTCTTTGCAATTCGGGTCAGCAGGGGTTAGATACGCACAAGAGATTTTTAATGAAATGCCACAAGCCAAAAAAATGGATATGTTAGACGCGTTATTCACTGACCCAGACATTGTTGCTACGCTCTTACTCCGTCCAAAAACAAATGAGCAAGCCGCAGAACAAACCAATAGAGTAATACAATTTTTGGAGAAAAAAGGTTTCAGCATTCCTTTCCAATTACAGCCAGAATTTATAAGAGAAGCCGGAGAACCGGGAGCTGATCCCGCGACGGAAGAACGTCTAGAGAATTTACCTGAAGAGCAAAAACGAAATTTGAGCGAAAGGTTTCAAGCCAGCGCAGAACTTCCCACTCCGCGCACGGCTCCTGCACCTATGCCCGCGCCGACACTAGCGGTTGCGCCACAAGTTACACCACCTTCGCAGCCCGTCAACCGGGCTAGGTTCGCAGCAATGTTTCCAAACGATCCAATGAGTGCTTTGATACGCCAACAATCCGCCCAGCAGGGGATTGGCTCCCTAATGGGATAAAGTCATGTTAGGCGAGCTGATGGCGATAACATCAGCCATATCAGCAATTAATCAAACTATATCCACCTTTAAAGAAGGCAGGGCCAATGCTCAAGAGGCTGCTGCACTCTTAGGAAAGTTTAGTAACACCGCTCAAAAACTCGATGACTGGGAAAAAAAGAAAAAACTCAAACGGCCTTTGACCCCCAAAGAGGCGATGGATCTCTCTATAAAACGTCGAGAAATCAAGGCGGTAGAGACGAAAATTAAAGACCACCTCATGATGTCTGGGATGTCCGATGTTTGGAAAGAGGCGGAGCGCATACGCAAGCAATCGGAAAAAGATCATCAGCAGTACCTTAAAGATATACACAAAAAGCGTAAAATACGCCAACAAAAAATGAAGGATCGCCTTGCTGTTCTTTTTATAATTTTTTCTATAGCCTTTGTAGGTTGGGCGGGTTGGTATGTTTACGAAGAAGTCATGGAGCGAAGACTTGATTCCGCTAAACAACGACTCGAGCAAGCAAAAGAGAGACAGCGTAATCTACGAAAATGTGGACGCTACAAATGTTAGTTACATGAGCCACGTTTTTGCGTCTTCACCAAGCACTTCACTCGCTAAATTAATCTTGTTGCGTAAAGCTTTCAAAATCTTTTCATCGATCGTACCTGGAGTCACTAAGTCAATGTAGGTGACTTTGTTAGTTTGACCAATGCGATGGGCCCGGTCCTCAGATTGTAACCGTATTTCAAGGTCGTAATTATTACTGTAGTAGACTACAGTTTTGGCCGCAGTCAGGGTAATGCCGTATCCGCCGGTTCTGGGTTGGCCCACAAAAAACTGCAAAGGATTCTCAGGATCTTGGAACTTTTGAATGATTTCTTGCCGTTCATCTTGCGGCGTTTCCCCATAATAAGTTGCGACCGATTCGGGCCCAAACCGGTCGCGCAAGGCATCTGCAATTTGTTGGATGTCATGCGTATATGACGCCCAAATAATTGCTTTGCCCTGAAGCTCGTCCACCACGCTCATCAACTCAGTAAGTCGATTGCTCGGAAGGACTTGAATGTCTCCATCGTCGGGAGCCAAGAACCCACAACAAATCTGCTGTAAACGCATGATTTGGGTCAACACACTTGCTGTCGTAGACAGCTCGCCATTTTCGAATTGCGTCAACGCCAGCTTCTTCATTTGGTTATACATTTTCATTTGTTGCGGCGTAAGAGTCACGTCCCGCCGAACATACACTTTGTCCGGTAAATCCAAACAATCTTCTTTCAACACTCGAGTACTGAATTTATCTAGTTTTTCGCTCAATTCGTCGAGCTTGCGGTAGCCTACAATCTGGTTGAACTGCCGGGGTCCCATGTTACGACGCTGTACGTTTGCGTACCTGCCTTGAAAGGCGTAATAACTCGTAAAACCAAGACAGGCAGACTCCAAGAACTCACACTGACTGAACAAGTCCATCGGTGATTTTGTAATGGGCGACCCGGTCAAAATGCGTCGGTACTTGGCTTTGCGGCGCAGACTCACAATGTTAAACGTTCTTTTCGCACCCCGGTTCTTAATGTTGGTGCTTTCGTCAACGATCACCATATTGTTTTCGTTGTTCTCGAGAAAAATCTCTGCAAACTCAATTGCTTTGTTTGTGCTCAATCCTTCCACATTCATTGCAAGTATTTTAAGGCCATAAAAAAATTCAAAGGTCAGCTCCTCAAACTCTTTCAAAAACGTCTTTGTGTGATTTGGTTGCCATCGTAAAAGTTTACGGTCAATCCTTTCGGGCAAGTGAGCCGGAATTTCCGATTTAAGCCAATTATCGAACACGCCTTTGGGCGCAATAATTAAAACGGCATCGACCAACCCTGTTTCATGGAGCACGGCCATGTTGTCGATCGCTACTTTTGTTTTGCCAGTGCCCATCTCCATAAAAAGTGCATGGCTTTTTTCTCGCCAGGACCTCTCAAGTGCTGTACGCTGATGGTCGAAGGGTTGGGTTTTAAATTCGTAATTAACTTTGTCCGTAATAAAATTCATAAAAACCCTTGACTGTGAGAGGATATGAGATAATATCAGTTTTTCCCAAGGGGCGAAAGCCTTTAATCAACGAAGCGAGGTACATAATGAACGATACATTGATTGACGCACACAAACAAATATCCGGTTTTTTTGAGCCAGAATCTCCAAAGGTAGAACAAGTTGGCAACAACGAGGTTGCCGCTATCGCCGATCTTTGTAAGCGAGCGAATGAGAAGAAGGAGCTGATTACGAAGATGGAGGAAGAGCTGAAGCAGTTAAAAAAGGAGCTGCTTACAATCACCGACGAAGACATTCCCGATACCATGACAGAAATCGGCGTGTCAGAGTACAAGCTCATCGACGGAAGCTCCGTCACCTTAAAACCCACCTACGGCGCACATATCAGCGAGGCCAACAAAGAAGAAGCTTTCCAGTGGTTACGCGACAACAAATGCGACGACATTATCAAGAATACGGTGTCCGTTCAATTTGGTCGCGAGGAAGACGAAAAAGCTTTGGCTTTCAAGGAGCTTGTAAAGGAACAGAAATACGAACCCGAGCAAGTTACCAAAATTCATCCTCAAACATTGGTTGCGTTTATCAAAGAACGCATCGAGAAGGGGTTGGAAATACCAAACAATTTGTTCGGAGTTTGGGCCGGACAACGAGCAGTCATCAAGAAGGGGGACAAGTAATCATGGCAAAAGATATCCAAGAAAAGCAAACTGGAGAGGTGGCATTGGCGGCAATGTTCGAGGAAGCGGTCAACGATGAAAATCTTGGCGCAGAGGATTTAGCTCTTCCGTTTCTTAAAATATATTCCGGGCAAGAAGATTTTGAAATCGACGGCAAGAAAGGTGACCTTTTTAATACGGTCACTAACGCCGTGTACCCAGGTGCGGAAGGGGTTCGCGTAATTTTTTGTGCTTATCAGAAGCGGTTCATCGAGTGGGCACCAAGGGGTTCGGGCACTGGAGCACCGGTCAACATTTTTGAGCCCCATGAAGAAAGGCCAAAAACTGAAAGAGACCCCGACACCAACAAAGACATGGTGGTGCAAGGCAATGGCAACTACATTGAGGAGACTCATCAACATTTTTGCCTTGTATTAAGTGACGACGGCACGGCGGACAACGTGTTGGTCATAATGAAAGGCACGCAGTTGAAAAAAAGTCGAAAGCTCAATTCGATGTTGACGTCTCAAAAAATGAAGGGCAAAGACGGTGTTTATACGCCGGCACGGTTTTGTTACGTCTGCAACCTAAAAACTGTGCGCGAAGAAAACGCCAAAGGCAATTGGCATGGTTTTGAGGTGTCCATCGAAGGTCCGGTTCAAGAAGCGGATTTATTCCAACAGGCTAAAAGCTTTCACGAAAGCATCACAGCCGGTGACATTAATATTAAACACGAAAGTGATGAGGTGCAGGAAGAAAAGCACGCATTCTAATTCACGGGGGCCGCTAGGCCCCTTTTTTCGTGAGGTATTATGGATTTCCAAAAATTCAAAGAGATCTTTGACGGTCTTCAAGCCGCCTACGGCTATTTTCGGATTGAGAAAACTGCCGCTAACGGCAAGAACACAGGCAAGGCGGGCATTCTGCGTCAACCACGGACCGAGGGCCTTTGGGAAGCACATCTTAAAGGCAGTGGTCAGGGGCTCGGAATTATCCCAATCAATGAGAACAATCAATGCAAGTGGGGCTGTATAGACATTGATGAGTATCCGCTTGATCACAAACTGTTGATTGAGAAGATCCGACGTATGAAGCTACCTTTGGTAGTATGTCGAAGCAAATCAGGGGGTGCTCATTGTTTCTTGTTTAGTTCTGAATGGGTAGACGCAAAGGACATGCAACACGCATTGCAAAATATTAGTGCCGCCCTCGGTTATGGCGACAGTGAAATATTTCCGAAACAGATTACCCTGCATCTGGAGCGGGGAGATGTAGGCAACTTTTTGAACTTACCCTATTACAACCATGAGGAGGGCCTGAGATACGCTATTCTTGATGACGGTACCTCTGGCACCCTTGAAGAGTTTTACGGCCTCTACGACGCTCATGTGCAGTCTCCAGAGCAAATTATAGCCTTGCAAGTCACAAAGAACGGTGACGGCGATATGCTTAAAGATGGTCCGCCATGTTTGCAGATCATCTGCACCGATAAAATCAGCGAAGGTGGACGCAATAATGGTCTATTTAACATCGGTGTTTACTTGCGAAAGGCGTTCCCAGACTCATGGGAAGATGAAATTTTAAAGTACAACATGGAGTATCTGTCGCCGCCTCTGCCGTTGAATGAAGTTAATATCGTGGCAAAGCAGTTGCAACGTAAAGATTACGCTTACAAGTGCTCTGACGCCCCAATCAACTCACATTGCAACAAGATGCTTTGTCAGACTCGAAAATACGGAGTTGGAGCCGCCGTGCAGGGCGCGAGCATCGCCAATCTTAGAAAATACAACAGCTCACCACCGGTATGGTTCATGGACGTCAACAGCGAGCCGCTCGAACTTGACACGGAAGCCCTGCTGAATCAGGCAACCTTCCAGAAAGCGTGCATGGAACAATTAAATTTTATGCCACGGTCTGTTCAGAAACAGCAGTGGGAGTCACGGATTTCGACACTGATGACTGAGATGAAGGACAACGACTCCGCCATCATAGAGGTTTCCCAGGATGCATCTATTTCTGGTCAGTTTTTTGATTATTTAGAGGAGTTCTGCCGTCATTTACAGCAAGCGCAGGACAAAGAAGAGATATTACTGCGGCGCCCCTGGACCGATGAAGAGACCGGGCTTACGTATTTCAGGCTGAAAGACTTTGAATCTTTTTTGAAGAAGAACAAGTTCTTTGAGTATAAAAGCCACAAGATTGCACAGCGCCTACGTGACATCAATGGCGAGAGCGTGGTGCTGAAGATCAAGAAGCGTTCGGTGCGTGTGTGGCAAATCCCGGCTTTTGACAGTGCAGATGTAGACATCACAACCCCATCATTCGGAGGAGAGGAGATACCATTTTGAGCGACAATGAGGCAAGAAACTTGAAGATTTTGGAGATGCATTTGAGCCACATGACAAATGTGGCGATTGCACAGCGGGTTGGTTTGACGCCCGAGCGAGTGCGGCAGATCGTCGCAGAGATGAAGAAGTCGATGAATGTTTAGAATTTTTGGGCCTCCAGGCACCGGTAAGACCACGACGTTGCTTAACATGGTGGACGACGCTCTGGAGTCTGGGACCATGCCCCATGAGATTGCTTTCCTAGCTTTCACACGCAAAGCCGCTAATGAGGCAAAAGAACGGGCGGCTAACCGATTCAACCTCGATGCAAAGAAAGACCTGCAATATTTCCGCACTCTCCATAGTCTGGCCTTAATAACGACAGACATTCAGTCGGATCAAGTGATGGGCAACGCGCAATACAAGGAGCTGTCCGGGGCGATTGGCGTCACGTTAGGCGGACAAGGGTCCACGGGTCTGGATGATGATCTGCCCTCGATGGTTTCAAGCTCGGATCCGATTCTAGGATTGATTAATCTGGCGCGTCTCAGGCGCATAGATTTACGCCAACAATACAACGAGTCTTCGATTGAATACGACTGGAACACGGTCAGCTACGTCGATAAGTGTCTGACTGAGTACAAAGAAAAAATGAATCTGTACGACTTCACCGATATGCTCGAGATGTTTGTGAAGCAAGCACATTTTTGCTGTCCAAAATTTAAGCTGGTGTTTCTGGATGAGGCACAAGATTTGAGCCCCTTACAGTGGGAGATAGCTCATGCTTTAGATCAGCATAGCGAAAAAATGTATGTGGCAGGAGACGATGATCAGGCCATCTATAAGTGGGCCGGCGCGGATGTGGATGCTTTCATCAATTTGCCCGGAGGGGCGGAGACGCTGTCCCAGAGCTACCGGGTGCCCTCGAACGTGCATCATCTGGCTGAAACGATCGTGAGTCGTATACATAGGCGGTTCCCAAAGCGGTACGAGCCGCGCAAAGCCACCGGTCGCGTGTCACGGATCAGCACCCTGGACAGTGTGAACATGGAATCAGGGACATGGTTGATTCTTGCTCAAGCGGGATACCACCTACAGCCGGTTGCAACTGATCTTAAAAGCAACGGATACCTATTTAATTATCGGGGACACCGATCAATCAGCGAAAAGATTAGCGACGCAGTCAACGGATGGGAGCAACTGCGAAAGGGCAGAGAAGTCAGCGGGGAAGTAGCAAAGAAGATTTACAGTTTGATGAGCAGTAAAGACCGTGTTAAACGGGGGTTCAAGAAGCTTTCGGGGGTCGATGACAATGAGCTAGTCACATTAGATTATTTGATCGAGCATCAAGGTCTCCTGGCAACGAAAAAGATGATCTGGTCCGAGGCGATGGACCGAATACCGGACTCTGAGCGAGCCTATATCACGGCGTTGCTCAGACGTGGGGAGAAGTTCAATGGATTGCCACGTATTACGGCGTCCACGATTCACGGTGCCAAGGGTGGCGAAGCGGACAACGTTGTGTTGTTTACGGACCTGAGTCCTGCGGCAGACGAGGCCATGCAATACAACCCAGATGACCTGCACCGGGTCTTCTACGTAGCGGTTACGCGAACAAAAGAAAACTTGTATATAATTGAGGGCGAAGATGTTACGAGAAGTTATGACCTTTGATATTAGCGTTTTTGCTCGTTGTAATCGTCGATCAGGAGCCGGTGTCCGATGAATTTATGCTCTTTCGAGACGCTTATCGGTGCCAGTTTTTTGCGAATATCTTGGAGCAAGGCAGATGGTCTCCGCAAAATCGCAACTATTGGCGTCAAAAAAATGTTACGGCATATTGCATACCAAAAAGGGTACCTGCTACCCGCAAATTCTACGACTAGGAGTATATACATGTGGCAAATCAGCGCGGTGTTAGGCATCGCACTTATGACAACCGGGGGCGCGTTTAAGGTTTATTACGACAAAACGCAAGCCGAGAAAGAAACAATGGCTTTGGAAATTAAGCAAGCGGCTGAAAACCAAGTCATCTTGGAAAACAGCATCAAAAGCTTAAATGATCAGGTCCTGCAAGCTGAAGAAGATAAAAAGCGTGCGTTCGAACAAATTAACGTGTTGCAAAAAGCAAACGAAGAGGCGCGTGCAGAGGTAAGCAATTTGAAAACCAAGTTTGCCAAGCATGACATGAACGTTTTGAGTTTGCGGAAACCGAAACTGATTGAAAATATTATCAATAAAGGAACAAAAGGAGTGCTGAATGATTTCGAGAATCTTACCAGTTTGTCTAATAATCCTGAGTAGCGGCTGTAGCTTGATTGGCGGCAAGCCCTATGTGCCAGAGACAAAGGCGGTGGAGGTAGTGACGGTGACTAAACAAGCCGTGGTTTACCATCCGCCCATGCCGAACCCGATTATGACGAAGCCTGTCGAATGGAAAGTCCTTACGCCAGACACGATGGGGGAATACCTGGAGGATTTAGAGAAAGGCGAAGCGCCAGTTAATGTCTATTATGGGGTTAGCCCCACCGGATACGAGAATTTGTCCGTAAACATGAGCGAAATCAAACGGTATCTGCGACAAATGTTTTCGATTATTACCTATTACAAGGAGTTGAACGATGGTCAAGACGAAGAAAAAGCTGATTAGCCACCAGGATTTATCAATCATTTGTGCGGAGAGCTATCAATCGGTTGATTTCGAAGAGGCGAACATCGAAGTAGTTGTTCGAGAAAACAGTGTGTTTGCTTTTCGAGGCACTGACGAAGCGAAAGACGTGGTGCGAGATCTGAGAATTTTACCCTGGTGGATTCATGAGTTGGGTTGGGTACCCGCAGGATTTGCGAAGGCGTCCCGCAGACTGGCGACAAAAGTATTGTCCGAGTGCATGGCGCGAGATATTGATAGCGGCGACATTGTCCTGACCGGGCACAGTTTGGGTGGCGCAGTCGCTTTGTTAGTTGGTGCTTTTTTGGTCCGTGACGAAGTCAAGGTTAGGGAGATTGTCGCTTATGGCGCTCCAAGGTGCGGGCGATTAAAGATACTTGATCAAACGCCGGTGACCCTTTACCGCAACGGCAAAGACCTGGTGCCCATGGTTCCGCCATTGATGCGGCGGCACAAAGTCATGGAGGAGTTTGGTGAGCGTAAGCATTACATCCGAGATCACTTCATGAAAAACTATGTCGAAATGCAAAAAGCCCCAAGGAGTTTAGTTTGATGAACGATAAAACGGTAGACCCAAACAGTGAGCTGAATAAGCTCGATACCAACGGTGACAACGTGATCAGTCAAGAAGAATACGAGCAAAGTGAGCGCCGGATACGATTAGAGCTCTTGAAGAATGAAGACCAAAAACAAGACCAGCAACTACGGATGATCTGGTATAGTCTGATTTCACTACTCATTTTCCCGATTTTGTTAATATTTTCAAGTCTTTACGGACTTGACGACGCCGGTAAGAACCTCACGGAAATGAGTAGTATTTTTTTCTTAACGATCGGTGGATTGGTCAGCGTGTTCTTTGGCAGTCAGGCCATCAAAAAAAATGGGAACGGACGATGAACTGTTGGCACTGTAAGACAGAGCTTATCTGGGGTGGCGATCACGACGAAGAAGAAGATTCTGAATATTCAATATCGACAAACTTGTCGTGTCCAAAATGTAATGCACTTGTAATAGTGTATTTGCCAAAGGAAGAGCATTGGTCCGAAAGCCTCCCGGAGACGGACATCACGATAGAAGACAAGGAGACACCTTAATGGAGATGGCATTAGCAGTCGGCTTCCTGCTTGGATATTTAGTAGGGAGATACGCATGAAAGAAAGAAGCAGGGAAAACGTTTACGAGCAGTTGAAAATTGATGAGGGCGTCGAATACAAAGTCTATCTAGATCACCTTGGTTACAAAACCTGCGGCGTCGGTCACCTATGTGTCGAAGGCGACCCGGAGAAAGACCTCGAAGTGGGTGCCCCGGTATCTGAAGCGCGAGTCAAGGAACTCTTTGAATTGGATCTGAATACTGCTATTAGTGAATGCGTGGTCCTATTTGGTGAGGGTGCCTGGGAGGGCTTTCCAGAAGAAGTAAAAGAAGTCTGTGTGAACATGATGTTTAATATGGGACGCCCAAGGTATAGCGGGTTCAAAAAGCACTTGGCCGCTTTATGGTCAGGAGACTGGGCAGAGGCAGGAAGACAAGCCCGAGACTCGAGATGGCATGGTCAGGTGGGTGACCGGGCAGAGCGCCTTTGTTTAAGATTGGAGGCGATAGATGGATAAAAACACCTTTACGCACAAAATCAGAGATGAACTGCTTGATCGAGCAAAAGACTTGGTCAACGGTCCACGGAACGAAATTTACGGCGATCCAGAGGAAAATCACCAACGGATCGCAGATATGTGGGGCGTTATTCTTAAACGAGATGTATCCCTGCATGAAGTCTATTTAATGATGTGCGCGCTCAAAATGAGCCGATTGATTGAGTCACCGAATCACAAAGACAGTTGGATTGATCTGATCGGTTACGCGGCGTTAGGAGGAGAAAATGAGTTTGCAAATGGCGATGTTTACACCAAGGAGCGAGTGGTTGCCGCCCTTGGAGCTACCCGATCTTACGGCGGCGAAAAAAATCGCAATCGACGTGGAGACGAAAGATCCTAACCTAAAAGTTAACGGACCCGGATGGCCGACTGGCGATGGTGAAGTTGTCGGCTACGCCATCGCCGTGGACGACTGGTCTGGGTATATACCAGTTCGGCACCTTGGCGGAGGCAATCTTGACGAAAAGATTGTCAATCGATGGCTAAAGAAAGTGTTCGAGTGCCCTGCTGACAAGATTATGCACAATGCCCAATACGACCTTGGCTGGATCAAGCAGATGGGGTTTCAGGTGAATGGCAAAATAATTGATACGATGTTGATTGCATCTTTGTTAGATGAGAACAGATTCTCTTATTCCTTAAATGCATTAGCTTATGACTTTCTGAATAAAACAAAGTCTGAGAAGCAATTAGTGGAGGCGGCGAGAGAGTTTGGTGTCGACCCGAAGGCCGAGATGTGGAAGATGCCCGCTGGCTTCGTTGGACCCTATGCTGAAGTCGACGCCGAACTCACGCTGGAACTCTGGAACTGCTTCAGTGTTCAGCTTGCCAAAGAAGACTTGGGGACAATCGCGGATCTGGAACTGAAACTGCTCCCATGCCTCGTTGAGATGACGGCGAGGGGCGTCAGGATCGATCAAGAGCGGGTTGAGCGAACGCGGGATAATCTTCTCAAGCGGGAAGTGGAGGTGCTGAAAGACATCAAGCGCATCACGGGGATGGAGGTAGAAATCTGGGCGGCTCAAAGTCTCGCCAAGGCTTTCGACAAGGTCGGCATCGATTATCCACGCACCGAAAAGGGCGCACCGAGCTTCACTAAGTTCTTCCTCCAGGACCATGAAGCCCGTCTCCCACAATTGATTGTCCAAGCTCGGAATCTCAATAAGAGTTCCGGCACATTCATCAACACAATCATGAAGCACACTGACAGAGACGGTCGCATTCATAGCCACATCAACCAGATACGGTCCGATGACGGTGGCACTGTAAGCGGGCGTATATCCATGAACAATCCTAACCTCCAGCAAATTCCAGCGCGGGACCCGGAACTCGGTCCGATGATCCGTAGTTTATTCCTCCCGGAGGAGGGTGAACAGTGGGCGGCGATTGATTTCTCGCAACAAGAACCACGGATCTTGGTGCATTATGCTCACACTTATGGGAAAACTCGAGGGATTGAGTTAGAAAAAGCCGCTGATTTTGTCGAAGCCTATCAAAACAACCCGGACATGGACTTTCATACGATGGTGGCAGAGATGGCGGGCATACCCAGGAAGACGGCAAAAGTGGTCAACCTGGCGCTGATGTATGGCATGGGGGTCAATAAACTGAGTGAGCAACTCGATATCCCAGTAGATGACGCGAAAGCGATGGTTAAGCAGTATCATGAGCGCGTGCCGTTCGTTAAAGGATTGATGCAAGGGGTAACTAACCGTTTAAACGATCGTTCTTCTGGGGGCTCTGTACGCTCTATCCTGGGACGGAAGTGCCGTTTCGATATGTGGGAGCCCGATACATTCGGCATGAATAAGGCTTTGCCCTATCAAGAAGCGGTAAACGAATACGGCGCGACCACGCGACTGAAGCGTGCTTACACGTACAAAGCTTTGAATAGATTGATCCAGGCATCCGCCGCAGATATGACCAAGAAAGCAATGGTAGATATTTACGAGTCCGGAAGATTGCCTTTGATACAGATTCACGATGAAGTCGCAATGTCGGTAAAAGATAAGGTAGAAGCAGAAATAATTTCTAAAATCATGACGGATGCAGTGCCCTTAGAGGTTCCAAATAAGTGTGACATCGAAATAGGACCTAGTTGGGGTGAGGCAAAATAAGTATACTGAAGTAGTCGGCATTGATTCTCCCCCGAATCGCCGACATCGGTGAAGTTTCCCCCTCTTTTGAGGGGGTTTTCTTGCAAGTTCCCATAATGTCGCGTACACTCTTGTTCCAGGAGGTGCGAAAATGGATACAACCAAGTGGAAATCAGTCAACGTGCCACGCGACGAATACGAAGTGTTGAAGACAACTGCGAAAAATGAGGGCCGAACATTGTCAGGCCAGCTCAGATTGATCTTCAAAGAGTGGCAAGATCAAAGAAAAGAACAACTTAAGACACAATTGCAATCGCGAGAGAGGGTAGGTTAGAATGGACCTCCTTATATATGTTTGTGTGTGTACCCCTCGGCGGTCTGGTGCTTTGGCTCCGAGGGGTAATTTATGAGACCTTTACTTCCTTTTGTAAGCACAATCCCTTTAACCAACGAACAACGCGAACGATTGTGGCGTGTTCGATTAGCGCGTTTTAGGAAAAAATTCAAACCCTACTTGATTAATGGAGGTTGTCCATGAGATACGCCCTGCTTCTTTTGTTTTTGTTCCCTGCGTGCGCCCTGGCAGAAGAAAAGCCTTGTTTCCCGGTCGATCGGGTCCTGAAAGTCGTTGATGGCGACACCGCTGACGTTTCTTTACAGCTCGAGCCTTTCTCTATTTACTACAATATTCGAGTTCGAATGCAAGGAATCAATGCCTGGGAGAGCAGAACACGCAATCTGGAGGAGAAAGAGTTAGGCTTGGCCGCCAAAGCGCGGCTCACGGAGCTGATGTCCGGGCCAGTCATGGTGTGCACCAACGCGCAGGGCAAATTTGGCCGTTGGTTAGGCGTCTTCCTCGATGCAAACGGCAATTCAATCAATCAGCAAATGGTTGATGAAGGCCACGCACACTACTATGACGGCGGCAAGCGCAAACAGTTCTAGTGGTCCACCTCTACATATTTGGAATCTCGCACATATTTCTATGGGCGTCCTACACTAATATGGACGCTTGTCTCGAGGCGCGTGACCGCGTCCTGGAACACCTTACCGACGATGAATTTATAGCTGAATGTTTGGAGTTTGAAAAAAACCGTTGACATTGTCTTATATTATCGCATAAGCTTCAGTTTCACACACAGATTTGGTGACATTTGAAAAAAGTTTACGCAGATTTGGACTCAATTTTGTTTTTGAAAAAACGCACGATCGATGACATAGATCGTAAGTTGATTAAACAAATGGTGTCCTTCCTGAAAAAACGATATGGCATGTGCCGCGAATCGTCTATCCAAATCATTGAACGTTGGAAATTAAAAAGGAGCACATAATTATGAGTTTGCATTTTTATCAAGAAATTTCGGTTTGTACTTTGATGGACGCTCTTCGAGCGCATTTCAAAGCACACGGTCTGGACCTTCCTGAAGAGGCGTTTCAGGATTTTCCTTGTGTTCGATATCGGGACGTCGTTTATCAGCGCACCAAAAGCGGTAAATTTCGTAAAGACGAAGAAGGGCGTCCTATAGTTGATAGGGAAAAAACAGAATGGCGTACTGTTTATTTGGACGATGACTGCGAAATACATTTCAGTCTTGCGTTAGAAGAGAAAGATGCCTGATCATTTCAGAAACTTCAGCGAGGGTTACAACGAGTGGTTAGATCGGGCCGAGGTCTATGAAGAATACATGCAGGGTCGTATGTCTAACGCAAATTTTTTTCGGTGGAAAGAAAAAAAAGGTATTTCCGGCCCTTTAGATATAACGCCTATTTGGAATGGAAAGGGAGTTTTAAACATACCCGCTGACAAGGTTACCGTTTTTAATGAGATTTGGATGCATAACTTGTTGATTGCTCCTTTTCTTCGAAAAGCATTTAAATTTCAAATGGATAGTAAAATTTGTAGTGATGTTATTAAAAAAAATTGGGAAGAATTTTCCGTTTCTTTACCTTTTGATAGAGTGTTTTTAGATATCAAAAACGAACGGGCTCCTAAAGAACAAGGCATTAAAGAAATTTTATTTTTTCTTAAAAAAGAAGACCCAATGCCAAAAAAAGAGATGGAAAACTTTATCAATGAGTTTGAGGTGTTCCCTCCAGACTACGTCAGAGACGAGTTGGAAAAAACGGCTTTTTTTTGGTCTAAGCCTTTTATCAAAATGAATGTCGCCGTAAGGACGACATCTAAAGAAAGAAATCGAAAATTACTTTTTTATCCGATGTACGGAATTATGCCTCAAGAACAAGAGGTATTGAGCTTAGATGATTTCAAATTAGAATGGAATCCGATTTCGCCTGAACTGATAGACATTGATGACTATCTTTCGGAAAATACTCAAATTACCGGAAAAACGACGATAGCATACCTTGCGAAAGGAATGTTATTTTGTTTTTTCAAAACGCTTTACCTCAAGCAACAAAGTCAGGCAGTGCAAACCACCCACGGTTTCAAAAAACCGTCCGAGGTTACTGCACGGCCTCCAAAGAAACGCAAAAAACACCCGCTGTATGAATATCATTTGCTCGAGATCAAACCCCAGGTTGCTCCACGATCGGAGCCCAGTATTGGCGATGAGCCGAACGGCACTCGACAACGACGGCACATGGTTCGCGGGTTTTATAGGACGTACAAGCGGCCAATCAGGAGTGGTCCGAATGTAGGCAAAACAAGGGTCTTTGTGCGGTCTCATGCGAGAGGCGATGAAACCCTGGGATATGTCAAAAAAGATTATGTGTTTGCGAACGATGAAAATGTGGTAGATTGATAATGCGGCAATCTCCGGGGGCATTCGCGAGTGTCCCTTAAAAAGGGCGACGTGCGTGCCGCCAACCACAATTCATGATGCGCGGATCCCGGCTCGCGACTAATTTATGAGCGAACGTTTTCTAATGTGTTTTAAGGCGCTTCAGAAAAAACTAAAACTGACATCGAGCGGGTGCGAGGCCCGCGTTTCACGTGGAACACCCAAGTCTCCATTGAATCTCCATTATTTCTTTACACGATCTTAACATTTGTGCGATATTATAAGAGTTAAGCATGGGAGCCCCATGTTTGAAGTTCTTTAAAAACACACAAAGGAGATAAGTCAAATGACTTTATGGATTGGAAAGGAGGCCCGTGGTCCTCAACTCTATACCAAAGCAAAATCTTTGAAAGAGTATGAAAAGAAATTGCAACGTTTTAATGCAGACAATTCTTTTGTACTACGTGTATTCAAATCTTTGAAAAAAGCACAAGAAGGATTTGATTACGTCAATTATGACTGGGATGGGAAGACGTTGAAAAAATCAAACGCTCAACCCGCCGTTGAACTTAATCGAAGATTTGCCGGG